CTGCTTATTAACTTGTCAGTGCGCCCGTACTCATCCTCAACCTCAAGGATACCCTCAATAAAGTAGGGACCATAGACTGTTTCGCCGACTGCATGTGCGTACTCAACGTTGACGAATCCTCTACTACATCCCAAAAACTGGTTAAATGTCTTTGACTGGTAGAAAATACCTTCTGTACCAATAAAAATCATTCCACTCTCGGGGAAACCCAGAGTAGTTTCAACTGTGACAGTTGTTACATCAACATTATCTTCTCTAGACCCGAAATCATTAAGGATTCTTGTCAACTTAGTGAATGGGTTTGCGGGAAAATTTCCACTTACATTCTCTTTTTGAATGTAAAATTCATATTGTGTGTCTTCTCCAAACTCATAAGAAGACACATAGTCGCAAATTGCGCGACCAATCACTCTGTCCTTAGTTTTGTCATCAAGTAAATCATTATAAGACTTGATTTGTAATTCTCGATTGATAAGTCTATCAGGCAGCACATAATTATGAATTGGAGTAACCAGAAGTTCTGCAAGCGGTACAGACCGCATAATAAAGGTTTCAACCCAAGTAGACTCAGAAGCCTCAATCATCCTGTCACCAGGATAATTTACATCAACATCATTCTCTGCAAATAAGAACTTAAAGAGTGCCTTGATTCCAAGCTTAGTACCTTTTGCTTGAAAAAAGTCTCTAAACCTCTCAAGTAAAGTTCCGTGGTTGATTGGCTCAGCAATCCATTTACTGTCTATACCAACAACAAACGTCGAGTGAATTGTCTCCAACATTGAAGACAGGAACAGCACAGACAGATTATTGACACTGTCGCCTCTGTAATGTGATTTGGCTTCGGTGTAAACGTAGGTGTTGTCCTTTACAAAGGTGCCCAAATCAGTTGTTCCTGATGCACCTCTCTCCAACTCATAGAAGACGTTGCCCTCACGATATCTGTAAAGAATAACCTCACCTACCTGTTTCTCACCACACTTATCTACATCGTGACCCGGAAGGTAAATGACACCATTCTTCTCTGGAAATCCGAAACCATCAACAAGAGTAAGACTCTCAGTTTCGTCTTTATCTAAATTCGCATCTAGAATTCCAGTCTCAACAATTGGTTGACGATAAAAATCAAAGTCTCTATATTTCTCCAGGTTCTGGAGCATGTCCTGCCCAAAACCGAGACGCTCTTGTGATTCTAGACCACGACGGGCAAACTGAACAAAACGTGGATACTGTTCAGAGATCCATTCAGGTAGAGTTGCGTAAAGTTGAGTTGAGGGATAGACAATCTTGTCGTACTTCATCAGGGCTCACCAATCTTGGTATCAGGCGTTGCTTCAATAGAAGACTTGGCAATGTCCAAACTTAAGTAAACAGAGTGCTTTGCGATGATGTCCTGTTCTCTTGGGAAGGCACGAAACTCGATAACTCCATTTGGAATCTCAGTGTCGATCACTGTNAGATCCTTTCCTTTCTCATATCCAATTCTTAGTTCGCCTTTGTCATAGTCNATCGTTCCAATCTGATTGTCAACATAAACCTTTTGATTAAGGCTGTTGATGTAAAACAGTCTCAGATTGCCGAGAGGGAANTCCAGGAAAATCTCCTGTGTGTCTTTATTTACATAGACAAAATTAGGCAATTCTACGATTGGTGGGGGAATTAAAGATTTCACATAATCTTTGTCGGCGCTTGATAATTCTGTATACTTTTTGACTTCGTAATCTGAACGTTTACCTGTTTGGGGATCGTCTTCGATGTAATACTTGGTTTGGAAGTCTGCGACTCCATCTCTTTGCAGATAAAAGAATGTCGAGAAACAAACTGATTTGTTACAGTCCAGCAACAGTGGATTTTCGAAACAAAGCTCATATACGGCTCGGGTGTTTAAAAGTGCCTTGACATCTTTTCTCATCCTAAGAGCGGATAAGTTTCTCGTGATACTTGAATCGGCATCGTCAATTGCACCAACAATTCGGGAGTATCTTACAGCTCCACCAAACTTGGATATGTTGAGTGACTTAGCATAAGCAAGAAGTGTTTCTGTAACCACACAATCAATGGCAGAAGAGTCCTTNATGGTTCTCTTCTCGTCATAGTAAACCAGACTGTCCACTTCAGCATAAAGGACGTTAGGATCGACAACACAGATGTCCAGAGATGCNATTCTGTAATCAACCAAAGACTTCTTAATGTAATCTTTGGTGATGTTTGAAAGTGTCTCACCCAACAAGGGCTTAATGGCAATGTAAACACGACCAAAACTCGGGGATCTCAAGTGTCTCCCCTCCATAAACATAAATTCCCTCAACCGCTGGATAAACCTTTCTGATAATGGCTTCGTAGTCTTGGGCTGTTACGCATCTGTTCTGTGCCCCGTGATATTTGGGAGCTCTGAATTTAATTGATGGGACATCTTCAAGATCAGCACCACCATTGGAAGTACCCACTTCTGTGATTGTGGCAGGTGTCGTCACACGTGTTTTGTTGGAGTCAAAAAGATTACCGACAAAATCAAAGTTATTTGTTCCCTGAACACCATTACCGAACGCACCATTTGTTTGAATATAATTGACGTGAATGATTGCACCGTCAGGAACTGCCTTACCGAAGTACCCATCACCGAAGGTAATTTCATATTGTCTTGACTCGTCCTCATCCAACCAATAAACACGATCCTGAGAATCAATATCAACTAAGTTTTTTGCTTCAACATAATACTGAGTTTTGTCAAGGTTTGGGTTTTCCTGGACTTCAATTCGAATCGTATCCGTGTCAATGCTTGGGTTTTCAAGAATAAATCTTTGAGTGTAATTTGCCTTGTCAACCTTAAATGTCGTGTTTACATAAGCTCCTTCGTAAGCGTCAACGTTATTAAACTGAACCACTCCCTCACTACTGACAGCAGCAGTGTACATATCAACAATGTTGAATATGAAGGAACCTTGCCCAGATCCAGCTGTAAAACCAACACCTGGACGAATTTCCAAGAATCTTGGGAAACCTTGAGGATAATCAGTGCGAGAAAGTTGGAAATTAAAACTGACGTTTGTTCTTGCCGACTTTGTTGAGTTAGGTAAGTAACCCAACATCCTGGCATTCGCCACAACGTTATTTCTGACAGATGACGACGTTAGGAACGTCTCATTTGCCAACATGTTAGTTGTATAAGCATTCAGCTGTGCTTGGTAAGCTAACAGATTAAGAATTACCTGTAAGTTAGCACCATCGAAGTCGAAATCAGTAAATTCTCTCGTTGACTTCAGATAATTGACTAAGTTGTCTTTTATCTGTTGAAAGTCGACTTCCGTTAATTGGATAGCACCTGACATTATTCGCCGTCTTAGTTTGAGTTATTTATGGGGGTATTCAAACCCTTGTTGGATACAGGATATGTTCTACTTTGAACACCTGATCATAACCAACGATGGTATAAATAACTGTCACTTCAATGGCGTTCTGTTCATCATTAACCTCTGCCCACACACCAAGTCCTTGTCCAGTTTCCTTAAGGAATTGATTGATTGTAGCAAACCCACCACTCTTAGTGTCGTTTGCATAATTGGTGTATGAGTAAGACGAATTTACTTCGCCAACTCTAAGAGGAAATTCGTTCTGTTTTCCATCAATGATCGCTCTGGGTTCGTACTCTTTGATGACTCTTTCGATTTCATCTTCGATGAATTTAGCCGTCGCTGGATCGACAACCTCAAACATGTAATTTCTTACATCAGACCCAATGTCATGCTGAAAGGGAATATCACCAAAATGATACATGATGAGATTCTTGATTGCATTATTGATTGCTCTCTCATTCCTTACAATCGTGAGATCCTTAGTGATTGGATGGGGAGTAAAGGCAAGCGAAACGTCTTTAAACTCACGAGCTGTCTTTACAAGATTAATCTTGTTGCTTGACGGCGAGTCCTTTGAGGGATTAACAAATTTATATGCTGGATTCTGAAAAGCCTGATAAGGCATAAAAATAACCCTTGGTAGGGTTATTTATGGACTAATTTTCGGTTTTCTCTTCGTGCCACCTTTCGGTGTAGTCGTCCCATCCTTCCTTACCACCACACCACTGACCATACTTTTGTTGGTCAATACGTTTGGCTGCCATGTCGAGATACTTGTTAGCCTTAGGATTGGTGATTAGGACTCTAGTTCCGTGATCTTCAAACATTGTTTCCTGAAGGAATTCAGGATTAGGTTGAGTAGCCATTTGCTCCTTGCTTATGTGTTATTTATCGTCCTTGCCCTCTGTATGGCTTTTTCTTGCCATTACGAGAAGTCGCAGAGCGTTTTGTGTTTTTGCTTTCTCCTTGTCGGGTTACTTTTTCAGTGGGAATAAGAACCCACTTACCACCACCAGAAAAGATTAGTGCCATCTTGTAAGTAATTGAATAAAGAAGTTACGTTGGGGCTTGTGTTCAGGCAAACCTTTTTCGAGTGCCTCCACCCTGTTGAACAATTCGTCCAGAGCATCAGGAAGCTGGATGTGTGTCCTCCCAGGAGGACGGTACATAAGGTTAGCGTTTGCCACGAAGGACCTCACTGGGACGAGGAACCTTATTGTTCCAAATAAGGGGAATCATAATCGTGCGCGCAGCTTCAACTCCGAACCGGTTATGCATGGAGTAAAAGTCGTCCTTTTGGGAAAGGGTGCACGGGAAGTGACGGATGTTCTCCAGTGTCAGGAGGTTCACTTCTTCTTTGACTTCAGCGACTGTCATAGCAATAAAAAACCACCTTTATTATAAGGTGGTTTCAGTTATTAGTTAAGTTCTTTGAGAATTGATTCTTTCCAAGCTTCACTCATGTGTTCAGAAATTACTTCGGCAGAAACTGGGTTATTAGCCAAACCGTCAGCCATCAGATAATTAATAAGTGCTTCTTTTTGAAGGAAAGCTGGTTTCTTATCGTCTTTATCATCATCGCACTTACAATCCTTCTTGCCCTCTTCCTTACACTTCTCACAGGGGGACTTCTTCTCTTTCTTGTCTTCAACTTTACCACCTTCCTGGTAGCAGTTGCCTTCTTTGACGTCTTTCTTGCCCTTTTCCTTAAGGGCTTTCTTCATGGGCTCTTTCTTGTCGCCGTCACCGTCAAAATCTAGGTAATCTGGTTTGGAAGCCTCTTGCAGAGACTTCTCATACGCTTCAAAGCGATTATAGCTGTAAGGACCGGTAGAGAGTTGCATTGTTCTAATATGTTTCTTTTATTTATTCAGTGTCTTCTTCTAGTTTTGGTTGTTCAACAATTACAGAAGGTGGTATTACTTTCTGATTTGCTAAGGTTTGGGCCAGAATGTTACGATTCAGATTATTGCTCTATACCATTTCATTTCTGAAGCTTTCTACAGCAGC